TTGATTTAGTTCTTTTGAAAAAAGAATATTGGGAACATAGATTTATAGATGATGTTGCATTAGGTCTTCTACTAAGAAATTTAAGAATCAATCCAACCCTTGCACCAAGATATGACGTTGAAACCGTAAATGAGAAAACTCCTATGAACTACTATCATTATAGAATTAAAACATTCAATAGAGATAACGATTGTCAATTTATGAAATCAATATTTGAGCTAAAAAAATTATCCTACAAATAATTTTAAATTATCCTATTATTAGATTAATTTAAAATTATGGAAAAAATTTTAGAAAAATACAACGAACACAAAAACACTCCTTCAGATATTAACGAACATTTAGAAACCTTATATAATTTAGGTAAAGAATGTTCTCACATCACAGAAATGGGGGTTAGATGGGTTTCATCAACTTGGCCCTTAGTTTATTCTAATCCAAAGAAAATAATTAGTTATGATATTGTAACTAACCAGAACATCATCGAAGTTATAAATCTATGTAATGAATATTCTATAGATTATTCTTTCCAAGAAAAAGATGTTCTTCAATTAGAAATAGAACTAACAGAATTACTTTTTATCGACACTTTACACACTTATAATCAATTAATCAAAGAGTTAGAAATACATTCGAATAAAGTTTCGAAATACATCGTTCTTCACGACACAGAGTTTTTTGGTAGGGTTGATGAGGTTGTCTACGAACATGCTAGTAATTTTGTAAAAAATAATCCAATTACAAAACAAGGACTCATGACAGCTGTTGAAGATTTTTTGTCAACAGAACTTGGTCAATCTTGGGAGATATTCAAAATATACAAAAACAATAATGGGTTAACCATATTAAAAAACAAATCTTACATAAAAGAATAGTATGAAAAAAGTAGTCGTTTTAGGTGGAGGTGGTTTTATTGGAGGTCACCTCGCAAAAAAATTAAAAGAAGAAGGTAATCATGTTAGAATCTGTGATTTGAAAAAACATGAATATTTTTTTCAAGATGAAATCTGTAATGAATTCATTGTCGGAGATTTAACAGACCCCAAAGTTGTCGAATTAGTAATTGAAGAAGGTATTGATGAAGTTTATCAACTTGCTGCAGACATGGGTGGTGCGATGTATATCTTTACCGGTCAACACGATGCTGATGTAATGTATAACTCAGCTACGATAAACCTTAATGTCGTTCGTGAATGTGTTAAGAAAAAAGTTGGTAAAGTATTCTACTCTTCATCTGCATGTATGTATCCCGAACACAATCAGTTGGACCCTGAAAATCCAAACTGTGAAGAAAGTTCTGCATACCCCGCAAATCCGGATTCAGAATATGGATGGGAAAAACTATTTTCTGAAAGATTATTTTTGGCACACCAAAAAAACTATGGCCTTGACGTTAAAATTGCAAGATTCCACAACATCTACGGACCTCAAGGAACATGGAATGGTGGAAGAGAAAAGGCTCCTGCAGCAATGTGTAGAAAAGTTGTAGAAGCAAAAGATGGTGATGAGATTGAAGTTTGGGGTGATGGTAATCAGACCCGTTCTTTTTTATACGTTGATGAATGTGTTAGAGCGGTTTTAGAACTTATGGATAGTGAATTCTCAGGTCCTGTTAATATTGGTAGTGAAGAAATGGTTAGTATAAATAGACTAGCTGAAATTGCCATTTCAGTATCAGGTAAAGACTTAACCATCAAAAATTTAGATGGTGAAGAATTCAAGAAAAAATATGGATTCAACTGTCCGTTAGGTGTCAAAGGTAGAAACTCAGATAATAAATTATACAGAGAAAGCCTTGGGTCAGATGTTTTTTATCCGTTGGACTTAGGTATAAAATTAACTTATAATTGGATTAAGTCCGAGTCAGACGACCTTGAAAAAAACACCAAGTGGATATACGAAAGCCCTGATGGAAAAACAGTATACAAAAGAAAGCCGAGTGAGCTCGAAAGAATAAAAATAAAATAAAAATTAATGGCTAAATTATCAAGAAGAACACCACATCCAACCCCTACAGTAAGTGAGGGGAATTTCAAAAGTAAAAAAGATTTAATTTGTTCAATTGTTAAAAAGAAAACTAAACAAAAATTTCTATCTGAAAGTCAAAAGTATTATTACGATATTTTAACCAACAATCAAATAACTATCTGTTCAGGTCCTGCCGGTGTCGGAAAGAGTTATATAGCAATGAAATGTGCTGTGGATTTATTAGTAGACCCAGAAACACCTTACGAAAAAATAATAATCGTAAGACCAGCAGTTGAAGCAGAAGAAAAATTGGGTAGTCTTCCAGGTAACGTTGAAGAAAAATTAGACCCATACATTTTCCCATCGTATTATCTTCTGAATAAGATTATCGGTAAAGATGTGAGAGAAAAATTAAAAGATATTGAAGCAATTGAAGTTTTTGCTTTGGCATACATGAGAGGTATGAATATTGACAATTCAATTTTAATCTTTGAGGAAGCACAAAATTCTACTCCAAGTCAAATGAAACTTCTCTTAACAAGAATTGGATTCAACTCTAAATTCTTTATTTCAGGAGACTTGGAACAATTTGATAGGCACAAGGATAAAACACACACAGGTCTTTGGGATGCATTACAAAAGTTTCAGGATATGAATGATATCGGAACTTTTGAATTTGGGGGACAAGACATTGTAAGAAATCCTTTGATTACAGGAATTTTAAAAAGATATGAAGAATGAAAATAGGAGTTGAACTTAATGGTGTTTTAAGAGACACCTTAAACAAAATACAACAAGAATACGAAAAATGGTATATTGAAAATCCCTTCAAAGAGGAAAGTGAATTTAATTACAAAGTGATTTCAGATTTAACTACTTTGAAAATTATTGAACACTTGTCATTTAAAGATGAAGATGAACTTTACAATTTTCTTTATAAAGAACACACCATGGAAATTTTTGGTCATGCGGGTTCAGTAGAAAATTCATCAATGATGGACTTCAATGATTTTTATTTAAACATGAGAGATGAACACGACATACTAATTGTTTCGGATGAGATGGGAAAATCAAAACCGGCTTCATTATTTTTCATTTCAAAGTTCGGATGTTTAGTAGAAACAGTAAAATTTTATAGTGAAACAACAATAAATTCGATGTGGGACTCCGTAGACGTTTTACTTACAGCAAATCCACAATTATTATTAAACCATCCTGAAGGGAAAATTGTGATTAAATTCAACACAAGTTACAACTCAGATATTAACACAGAACATTCGATATCAAAATTGAAAGAGTTCGAAGATAAAATTAAAGAATTAAAATGATTAGTGTTTTTAACGAAAATTACTTTGTCGATTTAGATGAAGTTGAAAAATATATTGATATGTCTGATTCACCTTCAATGGAACCATTAACAGGTAATACAGAAATGAGAATTAATATTGTAAAATTTGAATTAGTAAAATTGTTACTTGAGGTCGTTCTTAGTGAGAACGAAGACATCGATGAAAAATTAGGACTAAAATCATCTTCTCAGGTATCAATTCCATTCAGATTAGCATTCAATTCACTATTAAATAAAAAACTTATCAATCACTACTAATATGGGAAACTTAGCAACAGAAAAGGTATTACTCTCAATTAAAAACCTAAGAGAGAAAACAGCAAGAATTTACTTTTTTGTCCAAGACACAAAAGGTAATGCCAAAGCATCTATACGATTAATTTATCAAATGGCGGATGCTCTTAAAAAAGATGGATACAATCCGATAATGCTTCACGAAAAGAAAGACTATGTAGGTGTGTCCTCATGGTTAGGTGAAGAATACATGAATTTACCACATAAATCTATTGAAGGTCAAAACTTAGAAATTTCTCCTGAAGATTTTTTAATCATTCCTGAAATTTTTGCGTTCGTCATGGAACAAGTTTCAAAACTACCATGTGCTAAAGTTGTATTAACACAACAATACGCTAACATGTTAGAGACCCTTCAACCAGGTCAAGGTTGGGCACAATTTGGTTTCTACAAATGTATTACAACAACAAATCGTCAGAAGGATTACATCGAAAAAGTAATGAGACAATCATCATTCGATATTATCACTCCATACATTACCGAACACTTTACACCTAAACCAACTCCTCCAATGCCAATAATTGCGGTTCACACAAAAGAACAAAGCGATGCGGTTAATTTTATTAAAACATTTTATTTGAAGTTTCCACAATATAGATGGTTTACCTTCAGAGACCTAAGAGGTTTGTCAGAAAAAGATTTTGCCAAGTCTTTGAAAGAATGTTTTTTAAGTGTTTGGATTGACGACAAGAGTGGTTTCGGAACATTTCCATTAGAATCAATGGCTTGTGGAGTTCCGACAATAGGGAAGATTCCTGACTTACAACCAGAGTGGATGACTGAAGATAATGGAATTTGGATTACAGATGTAACACTCATGGCTGATTTCGTTGCAGACTTTATCCAAAATTGGTTAGAAGATAACATCAAACCAGAATTAGCTAACCACATGAAAGAAACAGTAGAAAAATATCAGAATAAACAAGAATTTGAAACTAACGTTATTAACTTATTCGAATCATTCTTAACGATAAGAGCAAATTCATTCGAAGAACAAATCAACAAAACTGAATTATAATATGGACAACAAACTATCACTTTCGGTAATTTTACCAATCAAATCGGCATTAGCTAAAGATTTTAACGAGTATTTTGAAAAAGCTATAAAATCACTTCAATCTCAACAGGTTGAATTTGAAGAACTTGTTATTGTTCATACACAAGAAGAAACCTTAGTCAGTTTATTAAATGATTATGATTTTGGAAACCTAAACGTAACAAAGTTACTTTGGGATAAAGAACCTAACTATTGTTCTCAAATGAACTTTGGTATTAAAAATGCTAAAGGAAAGTGGGTATCTTTATTTGAGTTTGACGATGAGTATTCTGCAATATGGTTCAAAAATTTTAAAACATATTCTGAAGCATATCCTGAAGTTCAAATGTTCCTTCCAGTTGTTGTAGACACTGATGAAAAAGATGCATTTGCAGGATTCACTAACGAAGCAACGTTTGCAGCTAACTTCTCACAAGAAATAGGATATCTAACAAATGAGACATTACAAGAATATCAAAACTTCCAAACATCAGGTTCTATAGTCAAAAAAGAAGCCTTCAATGATTTCGGAGGATTTAAACCATCAATTAAACTGACATTCGTTTATGAACTATTGTTAAGATTAACTTACAATTCAGTTTCAATCATGACTATCCCACGTCTTGGATACAGACACTCAAATTTAAGAGAAGGTTCTATATTTTGGGGTTACAGATATGGTGACGAAAAGATTTTAGAAGATGAGGTTAAGTTTTGGATTGCATCTGCTAAAAAAGAATATTTCTTTACTGACGACAGAGTCATAAAATATCAACCAGAGAATGAATAATGTCAGAAACTCTTACTGCAACAACAGAAGATGTTTCATCAAAAAAAAGGGGTAGAAAAGCGGTTAAAGAAAATTACTTTGATGTTAGAGAAGAAAACGCTGTTAGAAAATTTTTAATAACAGAAGATTATACAGAAAGGAATAAGATTTACAACGAATTTCTAAAAGCACCTTTGGACAAGATGATTTCGTCAATCATAAGACGATATAAATTATATCGTAAGGACATGGATTTTGAAGAAATTCATTGCGACACTCATTCATTTTTAATGACTAAGGTTGACAAATTCAAACCTTCAAAAAATAAAAAGGCGTATTCGTATTTCGGCACGATTTGCAAAAATTACTTAATGGGTCAAATCATTAAGGACCAAAAAGAAACAAACAGAAAAATATCCTATGAGGACATTTCTTCACACATTGAAGAAAGACCTGATATGATTTACCGAATAGATGATGATGTAATTGATACCAATTTAATTTTGACACAGTATGTTAATGAATTGAAAGAATTTATTGATGGTGAAAATTTAAATGAAAACGAGAAAAAATTAGGATATGCTTTAGTTGACTTATTCCATAACTATGAAACAATTTTTAGTGGTAACGAGAATAATAAATTCAACAAAAATATAATCCTTCTTTCTTTGAGAGAAATGACAAATTTGAGCACAAAAGAAATTCGAGGTTCAATTAAAAAATTCAAAAAACTTTACATCGTAATTCAGACTAGGTTTAAAAATCAATAAAAAACTATTTATAGACATGCCTAGACCACAAAGAAAAGAAATTAATTTTAGTAAAGAATCAATTCTTGGACTAATGCAAGAGATTTACAATGAATTAGTCGAGCAGAGAAACACTGCAATTAGAATACAAAATAAAATGTTGTCAATGCTCAAAGACGCTGAAGACATGACAACAATTGGACCTGTGATTGAAAAACAACAAAAAATCGTGAATGATTGTGTTGAAAAGAAAATCAGTCTGTCCAAATTACAATCAAGTATTTGGGAAAAATCTAATGCAAATACAGAATCTTTTACACTTTCCGATTTGGATGATGATATAATTCAAAACTTGATTGAAAAAGACGTTTCCTCAGATGAGGAAACATATAAATTGAGGTAATATGCAACAAACTCAATCTGTTGATGTATCAAGCGCTGCGAAACAAGCTAACGCTAACTTAGCTGCAATCAACACTTATGCACAAACCTCAAAGGACCAAAAAAAATTAAGAAGACAAGCTGGAAATTCCAAACAACCTTCATCTGAAAAAGTATCAAATCAACTTGATAAAATTTCAAAACAACAAAAAAGGTTCCAAAGAAACGTTCCAACTTCGATGGGTCAGATGTTAGATTTGATTGGTCTCACAAGTGGGAGTAGTGGAAATACAAACAATTACGTAAGAAGATTAATATTACAAACTGCGGTTAAATCTGAACCTGAAATAAAAAACATTATCAAGGAAGCCGCACTGAAAGGATTGGGTTGCACATCTGAACAAAAATATCAGGGTGTTCCAGCATCAACCTTCAGTCTAACACCTTTAGACTTATTACCAGCAGGTAGCACAATATCAATCCCGGTTCAAAATTTAGATTTAGTTAGTTTAGCGAGTGGAATGTTAAAACAAAATTTTGACCAACCAGTTGGTTCGATTTTCTACGAACAAGATACTCCGAATGTTAATGACGGTGTCTATAAGCCATATGCGGGAAAAGACCCATTTCCAATGAATAAGGAACTGAATATGTTGATTTCAACACCTAATCAGTCTTTCCACCAAACTTTTGGAAAGTTCTATCAAGGAACTAGTGGTCAATACTTGATGGATATACAATACCAAAGAACAAATGAATTTGGTGTGTTCGGTGATTTTTTCAAAGTAGCTCTAATTGATAGAAGTGGTGCACAAACACCAAATCAATTATCAACAACAGGAAACACTGTTGGTGAATTTTTAAGTGATTACTTTGATACAATTAAACTTTTTGACACTCAAAATTTAACCACACAGATTATGCAATTTTTGTTTCGGTTTGTTAGTAAACAAGCTGGATTAGGGTCAGGTGAGATTGCACAAAGTTCTAAATTTTACTTAATTGCTCAAAGAATTTTGGGTCTGTGTTTTGATTCGAGAAGAGAGATTGACGTTAGTGGTGTTTCTAAAGTTGCGGAACTTGACGGTATTGATGATAGTTTTTTCGAATTAACAGACGTTGATTTGAGAAATCTTGATTTAGAAATTTCTAACGTCCAAAATGGTGTAATTGAGTTAGTAGATTGTAATAATGTAAAATTACCAATCAACTCAGCAAATATAACAGCTCAACTTGTTGACTTGGGTGCAAAACTAAGTGGACTAACTACTGACCAACAGGTAACTGCAATTGAAAATATTCTTGACAGTGTAACTCAAAACCCAAATTGGAAATTATACACAAACAGTAATTTCAACGCATCTGGTGCTATAGGTAGAAATTTAATTCAAAATATTGCTTTAGCCGTCGCAAGCGCAGCCCTTAGTCCTAAAGTTTTATTACCGATTATGGTCATGTCAAATGTTGTGGAAAAAACAGCAATTAACAACTATAACACCGCAGTCGGAAGTGCAAATACTCAAATTCAGTCAGCAACAACAACTAACAGTCAGGTGAATAACATTGTTACAGATGCCACATCTTTTTTAAAAAAATTCAAAAAATTTAGTATTGAAGTTATTTCCAAAATTGGGGCAATTTTCTTACGAACGTTGTTCGAACTTCTTAAGAAAGATATCTTAGGTTTGTTAGGTGCAATTATTGAAGATATTTCCAACTCAGAACGAAAGAAGAAATATAAGAAGATATTAAGATTAGTTGGTATTGCAACCCAACTTGCCGGTGAAATTATTAGAGGTTTAGATGATTATAGAAAGTGTAAATCACTTTTGGATGAGATTAATAATATCATAGACATTATAAACGGATTACCAAGAAAAAGGTCAAAAATACCTGTAGTTTTAGCAATTTTATCGGATTTCTTACCAGGTGAATCACCTGAAAGAGCAACAATAAATGGTATAAAATACATGCAGGAATTGGGTATACCAACGGGACCTTTGCCTGACGGTTCTCCGAATATATCAATTCAAGCTTTATTAGCCAGTCAAAAGGGTGATAAAGATGAACAAGCAGAAAATGGAGTTTCTGATAGTTTTATTGTGCCGAGTAAACAGGGGACACCAAGAATTGTAACATTACCAAGATAAATTATGGAAAGAAAAGAATTTGAAAATATCATCCAAACTTTAGGTGAATTGAAAAATTTACCGAACGCCAAATTAATCGAAATGATGGATAAGTTGAGCATAGAATTTGAAGTAACAAAATCAAATATCATCAACACAACATATCATTTAGATAAAGTGGAAGACACTTATAATAGAATTTTAAAAGAATTTGATTCACGTAACTAATGAGTAGACCAATATTTTTTCAATGCGTAGTTATCGATAACCAAGACCCTTTGATGCTTGGAAGAGTTCGTGCTAGATTAAAAATTGATAATTACGAAGACATTATCAAATCGGTTGAAAATTGGGACCCTTTGAAAGACCCTTGGACTGCCAGAGACCCTTTCATATTTAATCCATTATTACCTTATTTCATATACCAAGTTCCTGAACTCAATGAAATCATTCAGATAATTTATGTCAATCGTGACTTCAAGTATCAGAACCAATATTATGTTCAAAATAATTTTTACTCTCCAAACGCCGTATTCGACCAATACAACGTAGGAGGTGATAAATTTACGGGAACGGGAATGCAACTCAAGTCCCCACGTAATATCAAGAATTCAGATGGAACTTACCCTAACAATTCTGAAGTCGGATTATATCCCGAGCCAGGTGATAACGCTATCTTAGGAAGAGGAAACGCCGATTTAATTATAAAGAAAACTGATGTTTTATTACGTGCGGGAAAATATAAATCAATCCCACAATCAAACATTAATTTTACTGGAAATAATAAAAGAGCCTTTTTACAATTATCACAATTTGATAGAGTTAAAAAAAGTGCACCAAACAAGTCAGTAACAAAAACTTTTGAGGTTGTTGTTCAAGTCAAATACTTGGTTGAATGGGTTATCACAAATCCTGAAAACAATGCCGAGAAATTCTGTGGTGCGGTCTATCTTTATCAGTTGAAACCTGACACTCAAACAAATTCAAAACAACTTACTGTATCATCAGTGTTACCTGAAAATTTGAAGAATTTGGTTGCGTCTGAGTCATTTAACTCCAAGTCAAAATTAGATACAATACAATTTATAAATGACTTTATAAGGGCTTGTAACGATGGAACAACTACAAGAACAGGAACAAGACTTTTCAGTGAAAATAATAACAAGTTTCCAATTTATTTCAGACCAAGTAACATAAGTTATGAGCAGTTAAATCCAGCTTTTGACTTATCAAACTTCCAATCTGTATCATCTGCAGTATGTCCTCCAGGTCAAACTGAATCCATACAAAAAAATCTTTCTGAGATTTATGCGGGAATCAGATTAAATCCAAATGACGAACCAGGTTTTGGTTTAATATGGAAAAAAAATACAGTAGGTGTGCCAACCAAAACTGAGATTGAAGAAATAGAACAACAAACATATGAAGCTGGTCCAACAACATTCGGAGCGTTAGGTTCAGATAAGTTATTTTTACTATCACATCTTTCTTCAATACCAGGGAAAAAAGTAATCAATTTTGATGGAACTCTTTATGGTATTTCGGGTGAAACATTCTATAATGAAATCATTCCAAACACATCAAGTATGGTGAGAGGAGAAGAACTTTTAGAACTAATAAACCTAATAGTTAGATTCCTTGTAACACATACCCACGCATATCCTGGATTACCACCAGTTCCCGTAACACAAGACGGAACATCCGTAAGTGATATCCTCACAGAACTACAATTATCACTTAAAAAAATTCTAAATCAAAATATTCGTTTGAATTGATATTTATAGATAAAATAGATGTCAATTTTAAGGTCATATATCGACAAGAACAATACGATTACTTCAAATACGTATGTTAACACCGCCAGAAATCCTGTAATGCAATTAAATTTCGGTGCATCAGACTTTGTTGTTCCGAACTTTGGTTTTACAAGATATCTTTTTGATTTAGATTTAGCTCTTCTCAGAGATGATATCCAACAAGGAATTATCTCAACAGGTTGCACAAGTGCAATGACCCACACACTCAAGATGACAAATACATCATCTTTTGATACCGAACTGTTAAACACATTTATGTCTGATGAAAGAAGAAGAGCAACATCATTCGACTTAATCTTATTCAGAATCCCCAAAACTTCAGGAGATACAGGAAACCCACAATTTTGGGACGAAGGAGTTGGATATGATTATAATGACTTCAATATAAACAAAACATCTGCCACAGGAGGAATCGCCCCTCTCACATACGTCGATAGTAGGGCATATTCGACCCGTCCTTCCAATTGGTATCAAACTACCACAATAGATAATTGGTCTCAACCAGGGGTCTATAATAACCGAAATAACGGAGTGGTTAACTATTCAGGATTAACAATCATTACAAGACAACATTTTGACTTAGGTAATGAAGATATCAACATGGATATGACCAATGAAATTAACGGTGTATTAAGTGGAAGTATTACAGGTGTCACAGGTTGGGGAATCGCATATGTTCCTGCTGTTGAAAACATTACAGGATTAACAGACAGTTACAGTGTTGCGTTTTTCTCAAAATACACTCAGACATTCTATCAACCATATCTACTAACCACATACGACGATTTAATCCAAGATGATAGAAATCAATTCCTTAAAAGCCAAGTAAATAAATTATACTTGTATGTTTATCAAAACGGTGATTTGGTTAATTTAGATTCATTACCTTATGTTACAATTGAAGATAGGGATGGTGTTGCAATAAATGGATTAACAGGTTTGACAACATGTTTAAGAACCAAAGGTGTTTATGAAGTTGTAATACCTAATTCTTTTACAAATTATCCAACACCTTGTCTTTTTTATGATATTTGGTATGGATTGGAAATAAACGGACAACCATTACCAAATGTTCAAAATCAATTCGTTCTTCAACAATATACCGCAGGTATTCAAATTGGTTCTACATCTAAAGAACCTCAGAAATACGGATTTGATTTTTATGGTATATTACAAAATGAAAATATTCTTTCTTCAGATATTAGAAAAGTCGGTGTGACAATTAAAAAAGCATATACCGCACAACAAGTTCTATTAGATGTTTCGGCTTTTTATAGAGTATATGTTAAAGAAGGAACTACTGAGGTTCAAGTTCAAGATTGGACTCCAATCAATAGAACACCAAATGAATATTATTTTATGTTTAGTATGAGAGACAAAATACCAAATCAATATTATGTTGATATTCAAGTGAATACTAGTGGTGAGAAAGATACTTATAAAAAACAATTAACATTCCAAATCGTAAATAAAAAATGAGTAAGGTAATTAGACTAACTGAAAAAGATATTTCAAACTTAGTAAAAAAAGTATTGAATGAAGAACAAACGACAAACTACATGTTCTTTAGTAACTTAGAACAAATTAAAAGACAATGTGAGATGTTGTTAAAATTAGACCCTAATGTAGTTGATGGTATAATTCAAGACGGTCACGATTGGGCTGACGACCATGTTAGTGAAGCTAAAACTAGTATGGACCAAGTTTTTGATTTCATGATGAATGAAACAAAAAAACAAGATTCTTATGTTGATTTCGAAGATATTCAAGAAGGTAGAAAGAAAACAGGAACAAAGTTATGTGCAAGAGGAAAAACCGCAGCAAAATCTAAGTTTAAAGTTTACCCAAGTGCTTACGCAAATGGATATGCTGTTCAAGTTTGTAAAGGTAGAATGCCAGGATTAGACGGTAAAAAACATTGCTCAGGTTCCTATTGTTAATTTGTTAATTTGCTATTATCTTTGAAAAATGGAAAACAAAGTTGTGGGTTATATCCCTCGTTTATTGTTTAAAGTATATCTAAATCTAAAAGAAAGATTTGACCCTACAATCCCCATACCAGAGGAGGAAAAAATTACTGTAGAGATATGTAAAAAGTTGATTGTTGACCCCGAGTCTAAATTAACATTTGCACCAATATCAGGGAAAAGATTCATCAAAAACGAGAATAAAAACATGTTTGTTGTGATAGAAAGTCACACAATCAATTTAATAAATCACGTTTATAGTTATTCCGTATATCTCTCAAGTCAAAGTGACTACAAAGACATTACACAAAGTTTTGATGGAGTTTTAGAGAACAAAAGGCAATTATTAGAAGATGAAATTAGAAGTAACATTCAACATTCTTTACAAACTATTTTGAAGAAACTTGATTAAAATTTTCTCTAATAACTCTTCTTATAACATCAGATAATTGTTCGTTCTTAGGTTTGTAATGGGTCATCTTTGGTTTATTTCCAGTTCCCACTTTTGGATTTGTTTTTTCCGCATTTCTTTTCTGTTGACATGCAGACCTTTTTTCAGACGATGTCATCTTAGCTGCAACACCAACAGCTCTACATTTTGGATATCCCTTATCTTTTGCTTCAGGTCTTCCACAGGGAGGGTGTTTACCATTTTCTTTTCTACAAATATTAACCCATGGACCTTTAGGTTGGCTACTTCCTTTTGGTTTTTTCTTTGTTCCAAACCAAACGGCTAAGTCTTCTTTAAACAATTCTTCTTTTAAAGGTGACCCATCCATTGTTGGATTAAGCGCCGAACCCTCTTCATCATTTTGATTTGTATATGATTTTTTCTTTTCCATGTTTTTTTTACTTATTTGTCTTGTTCTCTGTTCTATTTTTTTTCTTACTGAAGGAGGTTCCAAAAAATCTCCGTCAGCCTCTTGATATGCAAGTTGTGCGTTTGTATATTTGTAAAGTTGGTCTGTAAAAGGACCTAATTGGTCATCATTCCAAATTTGTGGAGATAATACTATCGGTCCGTTGAAAACTCCAGCATTACTTGAACCAGTACCTTCTTTTATTCGTTTTTTATTCATCATTATTATCTTAGTATAAATATCATCACATTTTATTATGGAAAACAAAAAACAACCAATCGGAGAATTATTTGAGACAATTTCTTATTTCTCACCTAGTGACATATCAAATCTTATTGACGGTCTTAATGAAGAACAATCAGTTTATATGATTGGATTGGCAATTAATATGTGTTATCAAAAAAATTTATTCACTCTAGAGGAGTCTGAAATAATCTCTAAGTCATTACGTGTTTTGAACGAAAGTCGATTATCTAAATAAAAAAAGGTCCCCATAAGGGACCTTTTTTGTATCGTCAAAGAATAGATTATCTCAATTCTTTTAAGTCGAATGTTCTTACGCCATCAACTGTGATTCTACCGTAGAATCTGTTGTTCACCATCTTCTTAGCGTATCTAGTCATGATACCTTTGATTGGAGTGAAGTTAAACGGATTATACATTGTAGGAGTAAGTTGTAATGGAACATATGGTGCGTAGATGTAACCTGTGTCAAGTAAAGACGTTCCTTTGTGTCCCAATAACACTTGGTTTGGTGGGAAGTAAGGGTCTCTATACACTTGGTAACGACCAGCTAAAGTTCCAACTCTCTCAATACCCATGTTGTATTGGTCTTGTTCAGGAGCTGCGTTTGATACGTGGAAATATTCCAAATCATCGAAGATTGCACTGATTTCAGAAGAAACCACAATCCAGTTAGCACCACCTCTTAAAGTAGACTTGTGGATTTGTGCAGAAACTTGGTTGATTGCTGTAATAAGCGTTTGGTTCCAGTCTTTTTGAGTATAAGGAACTGCGTTAGTACCTAATCTCTTCCAACCGTTGTAATCCCATCTCAAATTCCAAGCTGCACCTTTTCTAAGGTCTCTCAAGATTTCTCTATCAATTTCAGCTGCAACTTGCTCAGATAATAAAGCTGTTAATTCAGCTTCAGCATCGATGTTGTGGAACGCCGCAACGTCTTGTGCCATTTCTGGAGACCATTGTGCTCTTAATTTTCTTTCAGTAACAGAAACTGTTACAGATTGTAAATCGAAAGAAACTTCACCAATTCTATCTTCGAATTCTAAGTTCTTGTAAATTCTGTAAACAGGGATAAACGCATTGTTTATAGCTGTTGTAGAAGAGAATGTTGAACCTGTGTAACCGTCAATTGTACCGCCGCAAGAGATACATGCAGGAACCTGAAGGTCTACCTCAAGATAGATTTGACCATAGACATCACAAATGTCATCGTATTGACCACCACCTGTTTTTGAGGTAGGGAAATCTAATTGTGCGTTGTTGTTACCATACTGAACGATACCTTTACCATATCTTTGAGTTACAACTCTAAATAACAATGGACCAGTTGGGTTACCCACAAGGTTAGCAGATGTTGCAACCGTAGGGTAGATAGTTAAATCAGACAAGAATGATTCGTTGTCGATTGGGTTACCATCAGGACCAATTAATTTACCAGCTCCAGCCTGTGCAAAACCTGACATAATGATTAATACTTTTCTATAGTCATTTGTTGCGTAAGCTGTTGGGTCAAGGTTTAACGTAACGTTATTCCAAGCTGCAGTTACTGCAGAACCTGTTACAGCGGAGAATGTACCTTTAGAATAGTCATATAAACCTGGTGGGTCTAATGCTGGTTCTTCACCCTCGTAGAACTTGTCATACAATGTTCTACCTGTGTTATAGTTATAACCACTGTTAGGTGTTTGACCTGCTGTTTGGTTTGGTGAACCATAAGGTGCATAATGTTCTCCAAAATCTGAAGTTGGGTTACCACCTACTTCATAGTTTTGGATGTTAGGTACGAAGTAGAACAATTTACCGATTGGTAAGTTCATAGCTTGTACTGATACGATATCGTTTGCTAATAATTTAGAGAAAACTCTTCTAACGATAGGGAAAACCACAGTTTCGAAAGCACCTGTATCTGAAGTTGTTGAAGCTTCGTTGATAAGGTATGATGCTTGGTTTTCATAAAGTTGTGCTACGTTCTCTCTCATGTGACCTTTAAGACCCTCTAAGAATCCTAATTTGTCCCATTTGCCGATTGTGTCTTCTTTGATAACTTTAAGGTGCTTAAGACCGATGTTACCAACAAGACCTGATTCTAATAATGCTCCCATTTTAAAATATTTGTTTTGTTTTATTTTGTTTATTTAATTTTACTCATTAAATCCTTCATTCTTAAGAATTGTGGATTCTCGTAAGTTTTTGATTCAATCAATGTTGTTGATGAACCTGTTGAAACTGTGTTGTTTATTTTATTTCCAACTGATTCGTTAATTGATTTTGTATCAACCTGACCTAATTCGTCTTTGATAGACTTATAAAGATTTTTTGATTCTTTAAGAGTTTCTACTCCGTCAAATCTTCTCAGGATATTTATTTTTTCTTTCTTAGTCGTTGAATGTTCAGTAAAAAGTCTAGTCGCATATGCTAAATTAGAGTTGAAGATTGCTACTTCAGTTAATTTTTCTCTAAATACATTTAATGCTTTTCTATACTCTTCATTCTTTTCTCTCAACATACTAACTTCTGATTCAAGAGATTCAACTTTAACACCACCTTTTCCATAAACATAGTTTCTGTTGTTAGTAATGCCCTTCCTAAGACCTCTTCCCTCTTTAGAACCCATTCCATAAGTTCTTGCAGCTTCTTTAGTTTCAGCCTTTTCATAATCTTTTCCACTATGAGTTTTAGACTTATCACCTTTGTTACCACCAAACTTTTGTTCGTAGTCTCTTTTAGAACGAGAATCGTCTCCTTTGTTGCCTCCGAATTTACCTTCTTTAGTTTCTGCTTTAACAACTTTAGACTTTCCTTCCATGTTTGCGCCTTTTTTGTAATCAAACTTAGCTTTACCAGTACCAATAGATTTAGGTCCTTCTTTCTTGTCTTCTTTGAATCCACCTTTAGCAGATTTATTGTAAGAGAATTTAGGTCCACTACCCTTAACACCAGGAGCTTTCTTGTGACTGTAAGCCTCATCTAAGCTTTCTTCCCAATTTTGCTCGTCCATTTCCATTTCTTCTTCGTCCATTTCCATTTCCTCTTCGTCCATTTCAATTTCTTCAGAATCCATTTCAAAGTCTTCCATGTCATCATCGTCTTGTTCGTCAAATTCGATTTCATACATAACCTCTTCATCATCTTCAACATCGAAATCCATTTCTTCGCTGTCGTCTGAATCAGATGAGAATAACTTCTCAATAACTGCATCTACATCTTCATCTTCTTCCATGTAGTCTTTACGAGATTTAGAAATGTCACCTTTGTTACCACCATATGATGATTCGTCCATTTCTATTTCTTCATCGTCCATGTCATCTTCTTCATCCATTTCTTCAGTCGATTCTCCAAGTTTTACTAAGTATTCGTTGTCAGAATTGTTATCTGTAAGGTGAATGTCTTCGCCATCCTTCTTTACAATGATACCGTCTTCTTCACCCATAGCTTTGAAAACTTTAAGAATTTCTTCGTCAGAAGCGTTTGTTAAATCAATAGGAGATTCTGAATCCATGTCAGTTAAATCTAAGTCCATATCCATTCCGACTTCGTCTTCGTTATCAGTATCCATGTCCATATCCACTTCTTCAGTGTCATCGTCCATGTCTACATCTAATTCAACCTCGTCTTCATCTTGTTCAGATAGAGATTCTTTTACTAATTGATTGATTTCTTCCTTCATAGTTGAAGCAAGTATTCCTTTTGCATTCTCGGCAATTACATCTTCGACTTGTTTCATTCGAATGAGTGCCTCTTGTACTACATCTTTATTTTCTTGCATAGAAAAATTGTTTAATTTAACATATAAATAGTGTCAAATAAGAAAAAGTATTATTTCTCTTATAATGAAACGTAATTTCTTTGTTGATTGTGTAACTGTGTCACCTCTGTGTTTGTTTGTAATTCAACCCAACTATTTAAAGATTGAAAATCTTCTTCAAAAACAAAATAGTTTGTAGATGCTCCTGTTGTATTGTTTTTCAGAGTTAATTGATAAAAATTGTTGGATAGAGGAGAATTCAAAACCAACGTTGCATAGTTGGGTTGATTGATAAATGAAATATCTTTACCTGTTCCTTCTGCATATGCAGATGCTTCTGACCATGTTGCAGCACTTAATAAAGTTGAGCTTTGGTCTGTGTAATTTATAATAAAAATCATTTTTTAAAGGTTTATTATAAATAGTTCCATAAAATAAAAAAAGTGGTCTTTAAGACCACTTTAGATTTTTAATCAATTACTTCATCGATTTTACTCTCTGAAACTGAGGTTATTCTCCAATCGTGGGAGAACCCTTCATATTTTTTTGTAACTTTAGATTCAACATCAGTTACTGAAAAACCTTTTACTAATTTTTCTTCTCTAATTTTTTTAATTTTTCCAGAGTTTTCATCAGGAAGGTCATAGGTGATTTTTGCAACAAAATACTTTTCGTCCATAATTTAATTTTTTATTTTTCTAAAAAATCGGTAAGTTTTTTCATCAAATCAATAGACTTATCTAAATTCTTTTCAGGTTGTTGAATTTTCTTTTCTTCTTCAAGATTTTCTTCATAATTACCCCTCTCATTAACATCTGAAAAAAGATAAGCCCCTGGTGTAGATGGTGAAGATACTAAGTCAAAACAGATTAATTCGAAATCATCTTGAACTTCATTTCTTTCCCCAACCTTTTTCAAGGAACCAACACCTCTTGATGAAACTCCCATTGTAACGCCTTGTCTCATTAAATTCGCCGCTTGGTCTCCCTTAGTTGAAACAATGCCTCTCTCATGAAATCCTGGTGATGTTAATAACTTCAGTTTACCCATCAAAATATTTTTATCCCACCATACATCCGTGATTATGTGGGATACCCTATCTAAGTCAATTAGAGACGATTCTGGGTGATTTAACTCTGAAGTTGACAATCCCTTAGCAATCATCTTTTTATATCTCTCAGCCTCTCTTTTAAGGATTCTTTCAGGGTAAAATCTACCATTCCTATTTGGGGTATCATATTTCTGTAAAACCGCATAAAACTCAAAAGGGTTTTTGTAGTCTAATTTAACTGATTCTTTAAGGAACGATGGGTTAATTTCATCGCGAGGTGAAACATAACCAGCATCCATCTCAATTAGTATTCCATGACCTGATTCATTAGCCTCAAGAATTCTTAATTTCTTCATAACTCTTTTAGAAATAAATATACTGATTGAGTAAGTTTAATAGTTATTTTACTTTTTGGTTTTGTAAAAATCAAAATAGTTATTGTTTGAAAGATTATTTGTGAAGATATTTTTTACGATTCTTTTAACAGAATCTTTTAATTCTTGAGATTTAAAGTCCAACTCTTCATTAGTGTAAAGGTTTACTTCTAAATTAAAAAATGATTTTTTTCCTGTAGAAATTCCACTTGTTCTTAAATCTAAGTCAACAATACTTCGGTCCATAAAGACTGTTTGTGATATTGAATTAAACACGGAATGTTTTATTTCACGATTAAGATTACAGACCACTCTATTCCAATTATCGTGTTCTTTTTTAGGGCAAACCCAAGATTGAATGTTAATGTAAATTGATTTTAAATTTTTCGAATCGACTGTCCCATACATAGATTTAATTGGACTATACAGATTCAACTTTACACTTTTCCCTTTTTTCATTAAGTTTCATATTATGAATGTTTATTTTAATAAAAATAACACTAATAAAACTCAATGTCAAAAATTATAAAAATAAATAATATTTATTTTCAATATGTTAATAATCGAAATAAAAAATAATGAAAATATTGAAAAGGCTTTAAAGACTTTAAAATCTAAAGTAATTAAAACTAAGCAGAATCAACAATTAATGGGTAGAAAAGAATTTACTAAACAATCTGTTGAGAAAAGAGCTCAGAAATTAAAAGCAATTTACAAACAAAGGAAACTTAACGAATTATAAGTTTTTTTCCAAATTAACTAATTTGAAATAGTTAATTTGATTAAACTCCTCTGCTTTCAACTTGTCAATTGTTTCTGATATTTTTTCAATAACATCACTTTCTTTTTGCTCACCAAGAATTGAGTTTAATTTTTCTATAGTTTTCTCTTTAAGAACTGAGAAATCTTCCTTAAGGCTATCTCCATCAGATTTCAAGATTTCAATAAATGTCTTTTTTGATTGCTCATCCATAGTATCAACATAATTCTCTAATGTTTGGTTTGCAATTCTAACCATAGTGCTTATAGGAATTTGTATAGATTCTTTTACAATTTTGTTTTCAGACATCAAAACTTTAATTAGATTCTTTCTTGATTGTAATCTTTCGTGAATATTAAGTTTGTTAATATAAACTAAAGTGTCAATATCCGAATATAAATTTTCATTAATTTCAGAAACACTTTTTGGCATTTTAATATTTGGTAATAACTTTTGAATTAATCCAATTCCTTCATTCAAAAATTCATTGGCATCAGAACTACTTAAACCTTGAGAACTTGATAATTGGTCATACAGGTTATAAA